AGCGGGAAAAATTCACACGCGATCCTGCGCCCTTTTTTGGCGAACTGTGGCGCATTGGTACGCTATCTGCGTGGATTTACGCGATGTGTCAGCCAAGGTCGAGGGCTATGTCAGTTCCGTGGAGGATGGACGAACGGTAGCGGGACGGTGGATATACGCCGCGATGCGTCGGTGGCGATCGGATATCCAGCGCACCGATATCTACATGGACTGGGAGACCGTCGCGCGGATTGAAGCGCACTTCTCGACGCTCACGCTGGTCGGCGATGACAGCGGCAAGACCTTTGAGCTTCACCCGTGGCAAAGCTGGGTGATCGCCAACCTATGGGGCTGGCGCTACCGAGCGGATGGCAGGCGGCGCACCAAGCTGGCGATACTCCAGGTCGCCCGCGGCAACGGCAAGACCACGCTTGCGGCAGGGCTTGCGCTGTGGGATTTGCTGCTGGGCGACGGTCGCCGCGTCCATGTGATCGCCAACAATGAAGAGCAAGCCGCGATCTGCCTTGACACGGCGCGGACAATGATCCGCCGGCAGGACCGCGACGAGGTCGACGTTCTTTGGGACCGCATCGAGGTCAAGTCGCGGGATTGCCTGATGACCGGACTGCCCGCGCTTGAGCGCGCGCTTGACGGACTCAACCCATCGTTTTGGATCGCCGACGAAGCGGCTGAGTTCAAGGGTCGGTTCCTCACCAAGCTGCTGACCACGGGAAGCAAGCGCAAGGAATCGCTTGGCCTCATCATCACGACGCCTGGCGCGAACCCCGAGAACATCTACGGCGAGATGGTCGCCAACGCCGAGAGCATCCTGCGGAACGAGGTCGAAGATGACTCGGTGTTCGCCGCGCTCTACGGCATCGACCCAGCGGACACGCCCGACGATGAGGCGGCGTGGCCGAAGGCCAATCCTGCGATGCAGTACGGGCAGCCCGACCGCGTATCGCTGCGCCGCAGCTGGAACACCATGAAGCGCAGCCCGCTGGGGCGCTCGGAGTTCCTGCGCTACCACTGCGCGCGTATGGATGAGAACACTGGCGGCTGGCTCGACATGCAGCTCTGGCCGGGAGCGGAGACGCCCAACTTCGAGAAGTTGCAGGGCCGACCAGCTTGGATCGGGCTTGATCTATCCAAGTCGATGGACATGACGGCACTCGTGCTGGCGATCCCGCTTGACGATGGGCGGGTCGCCCTGAAGGGTCACTACTGGTGGCCGGCTCAGGACGTTCCCCAGCGCGAGCTTGATTACCGAATGCCCGTACGAACGTGGGCGGCGGAACGGCGGATCACGCTGACGCCAGGGCGCGAGATCGACTACGAGAGCATTCGAGCCACCCTTGAGCGGCTGCGGCAGGAATATGACCTACGCGCTGTCGGCTACGACGCATGGGGAAGCAAATACCTAGTCGAGGTCTGCGAGGCCGACGGCATCCCGATGACCGCCTACCGAATGGGCATCGCCACGTTTGGACCCGGCTGCCAGCTGTGGCAGAATTTATGGGCCGGCGGAAAGCTGGTGATCGGAGACGATCCCATCATGCGCCGCGCGTGCGCCGAGGCCGCGGCGCAGCAGGACCGAAACGGGAACATCCGACCCGTCAAGTCCCGTACTAACTGCATCATCGACCCGCTGGTGGCGGGAATCATCGCCGTGCACTGCTGGGGAGGAAAGCGCGCGTCCTGTTATGAATCCGAGGTTTAGGACGGGCGTTATGTATTAGGAGCGGCAACAATGCCGGCGTGGTAAGGGATTTCCTCCGCCGCCTGTTCGTCGGTCCGTACAGCGCCACGATCCTCCAGGAATCGTCGGGCGCAATCCCATTCGTCGGCCCGTCGAACGCGCTGCGGTACACGCCCGTGTATCGCGCGGTCACCCTGATCGCTGGCGACATCGCCCGCATTGAGTGCGAGGTTTCCGCGGCTGGCGCAGACTCTCTGCTAAAGTCGCCGAGCCGCTACATGTCGGCATTCGAGTTCCGACGCGCGATGACGATGCAGGTGTTGCTTTACGGCAATTCATTTGCAGCGATCAACAAGACGCGCGGCGGCGAGCTGCTTGAGCTGATCCTGCTTGAGCCTGACAGCGTCTCGCTCGACCTGAATGGACCTGAGCCGATCTACAAGACGCGCCTGTACGGAGACCTGACGATTGATCAGGTGTTTCATCTGAAGGCGCCGAATGTAAACGGGCTTTGGGGCGAATCGCCCGTGAGCCTCTGCCGCACGTCTCTGCAGCTCATGGCCGCGCAGGAAGACATGGCGCTCAAGGCGTTCAGCAACGCCGGCAACCCGAAGATCGCGCTTGTCCATCCCGGTCCGCTGTCGCTTGAGGCGCGTCAGCGCATCATGGCCGACTACGAGGCGAAGCACGCGGGCACGTCCAACACGGGCAAGCCGCTGGTGCTTGCCGAGGGAATGCGCATCGAGCGGATCAGCTCGACGCTTGATGACGCTGGCCTGCAGGCTGCGCGTGACTACAGCATCGACGAAGTGTGCCGAATCTATGGCGTACCAGGGCTGTATCTCGGTCAAGCAGGAAGCGGCAACGCATACGGATCGCTTGAGTGGACCGGGCGCCAGTATGTAGATGGCTGTCTCCGCACATGGATCGAATGCTGGGCAAGCGAGATCAAGGGAAAACTCGCCGGCACCGGTGAATCTGTATATTTCGATGTCGATGATCTGCAGCGCCCAGGCATGGCAGAGACGATGGCTGCGCTCCGCACCGCGGTCGAGGCTGGGGTGATGACACGAAACGAAGCGCGCGAGGAGCTTGACCTTGCGCCGCTGCCTGGCCTCGACACGCCAACGCTCGCGCTCAACGTCGGCGCAGGCGGCGGCTCGACCAACATCGGCAACGACACAAGCGAAAGCGCGGGGACTCCCAATGATTTCTAGACGCGACTTCACCGCAGCCGAGCAATCCATCGACGGGCGCAAGCTTGCCGGCTACGCCGCCGTCTACGGGCAGGACTCGCGCGAGATCGCAGAGAACGGGCGCAAGTTCGTCGAGCGGATCGCGCCTGGCGCGTTCAACGAGACGCTGTCGAGCGGCGCCGACGTCAAGCTGTTCTACAACCACGATGCGTCGATGCCTCTCGCGCGCACGCGCTCGGGCACGCTCAAGCTCCGCAGCGACCGCAACGGGCTTGCCTTCGAGGCGACGCTGCCCGAGACCACGCTCGGCAACGATGTCCGCGCCCTGCTTGAGCGCGGCGACCTGAGCGGCGAAATGAGCTTTGGTTTCTACGTCAGCGAGGACAGCTGGAACAAGGACCGCTCTCAGCGCCTTGTGAAGCGCGCGCAGCTTGTCGAGGTGTCCATCGTCCAGGACGCCGCCTACCCCCAGACCAGTTCGAGCCTGCGGAGCGTTTCCGCGGCATACACGGAAGCCGCCTATCTGCGGCTCGCACTTCATTTCCGAAGGATGACAGACCATGTCCGATGAGTTGAATGAGCTTCAGTCGATCACGCACGAGTACCGCAAGTCGCTTGCGGCTTATGAGGCGCGCACTGGCCGCGCGCCGCAGAGCGTCGATACCCGCGGCAGCGGCGAAGAGCGCGAGAAGTTCGCCAAGATGGACGCCGACCTGACGTCCGCCGAGCTGATCGCGCAGAACAAGGCGCTTGAGTCGCGGCTTGCGAAGCTTGAGTCTCAGCCGACCCTTGAGCCGCGCGCCAGCTTCCGTTCGCCGGATCAGGCTATGGAAGCCAACTACCGCTGGTGCAAAGCCGTTTGCACTGGCGATGCAACCGAGCTCCGCGTACTCACCAAGGGCAGCACCACCAATGCGCCCGTGCCGACCGACATGGAGCGCATGATCATCAAGCGCATGTACCAGGCGTCGGTGCTGCGTCAGATTTCCAACGTGCAGACGATCAACTCCAATCGGACGATCACCGTCGAGGCAAGCCTTCCGGCTGCCAACTTCGTCGCCGAAGAAGGCGGAGTCGCCGCCGCCGACCCGACGTTCGACGCTGTGTCGGTCGTGCCCCGCAAGGTGGTGGCGGCGAACACCATGTCCCAGGAATTCATCGACGATGCCATCGGGTCGAGCGACATCGGCAGCGTCGTGAACTGGGTCACCGAGCGGTTTGCCATCGCGCTCGCGCGCCGATGCGACCAGGCCTACACGGTCGGAAACACCGGCGCAACGGTCCCCGAGCCGCAGGGAATCGGAGCGACCAATTCCACTGCGTGGGCTAGCACCAACTCCGGACGCATCATCAACCAGGGCGTTGCGCTGACCGAGGACCAGACCGTTGCGGACATCACCGCCGACAACATCATCGACTGCGTGCATGCCGTTCCGCCTCAGTACCGCACGTCTCCGCGGTTCCGCATCCTGACCTCCGACAGCGGAATCCGCGCGTTCCGAAAGCTCAAGCTCAACAACGAGTACATCTGGCTTCCGCAGGGCTTCGCCGCGAACGGGAACGCGCTGACGGCTCCAGCTCCTGGCACGATCTACGGCATCCCGTACAACATCGGCGAATACGTCCCCAGCACCGCGGCACAGACCGGCACCGGCGCGAACGTGCGCGGCTCTGCTCTGTTCATCGTCGGCGACTTCAACTACTTCGGCATCTTCGACCGCGTCGGCCTCAACACGATGATGGACCCGTACAGCGGCGCCGCCAACATGCGCACCACGGTGTACATGTGGCTCCGCACGGATTCAAAGATCCTGCTGCCGCAGGCATTCGCGGCGATCTACGCGCCGAACGCCAGCTGATCATCTCCACTCCTTGCCCACTCGCCGCGGAAACGCGGCCAGTGGGTTTCCATGAGCATTCCGCTCTCCACAATCAAGTCAGCGCTCAAGATCGACTACGACGATGATGATGTCGATCTGATCCGCCTCCGCGAGGCGGCGGCTTCGCTCATCGAGCGCAAGTGCGAGGTGACGCTCGCGCCGACGGACAAGACTCTGTACCTCGCGAAGTTCACCGACACGCTGCTGCCAGACCATCCGTTCGTCGGTCTGACCAGCGTCACGTACTACAACGGCTCCAACGTCCTGACCACGATGCCAGCGGGCGATTACTGGATCGACCGCACGGATGGACCGATGGTCCGCATCCGCTTCCTTGAGGAACCAGCGACGTACGAGGGCACCGCCATCTCGGTGAACTACACCGCCGGATACGAATACGTTCCGAATGAGATCGTCCACGCGATCATCGCGCTCGTCGGCGCCTGGTACAACAACCCTGAGGCCTTCCAGCCCATCGGGCTTAGCGTCGTGCCGATGTCCGTCGAGTACATCATCTCGGCCATCGGCACCGGGAGCCGAATCCGATGATCTCGGGCGGCAATCTCCGATGGACCGCGACGGCATCGCAGCCGACCAACACGCTCGACGCCATCGGAATGCGCACGGCCACTTGGATCAACATCGGCACGTTTCGATGCGACATGCGCGAGCAAAGCGCCGCAGAGCAGAGCTACGCAGACGGAGTCGCCGTGGTCCGCAACGTCGAGATACGCGCGCGCTGGCAGGCGGTAGAGAACATCAACCTGTCTGAGGTCTGCCGGCTCACCGTCCGCGGTAGGTCGCTCAAGATCAACGCCATCCAGAACCTTGATGAAGCCGACCGCGTCGCCGTCATCCAGTGCACG